GGTCACTGGCTTGATCAGGCCCTCTGGTAAACGCTCCATGCCGCCCTGGCGTGCAAATAGCTCGAGCTTGCGAGAGATATAAGGAGCCTGGAAATCAACGGTCAGGTTTGCGTAAACCGAACCAAGAGCGTTCTCCAGCTGCAATGCCTGCAGCCTGACTTCCTCAGCAGTAACGCGCTCGGCCTGACGCATCTCAGCCAGCATGAAACTGGCCGCTAAGCGTTGCTCAATCTGCTGCAGTGTCTGCGATGCCACGGCCAAGTCACTGGACTTGCCGCCCATCTGAACGGGGAACACATCATCAGGATTGCCGGGCACATAAGCGCCGTTTGGTGCCTCACTGAGGTTCTTGGGATTGCAAACACCAGACGGCTTGACCAGGAATTTGCACTGCGCTGAAACAAGCGCACCCTCAGCAACAGCCTGGCTAAGCGCTTCTGCTGTCTGCAGGTCAGCGATACAGGCCGTCTCGATATATCCAGGCCCGTAGCTGCTCGCACTCATGTGCGTCATGCGCAACGGCAGCCATGGCGATGTGCTCTTTTTGGAACTTCCCCTGGTGCCGTCAATCTCTTTGTTCTTGTATTCCTGATACCACTCGACCCTGCTTTCAGACCATTCGATGTGTGTGTAGATCTTGTGCTTCTTCTGTTCGTTCTTCTCGAAGGGGTCCTGATCGATAACCCCACCCTGCATGAGCGGATCTTGATTAGCGACCTGAACTCGGAGGTTCTCCGGCAGCTGGTCCTCAGCCAGTTCCTCGCAGATCACCGCCTCCAGCGGGTTGCCAATCGGGTCACGCAGCAGCACGTACTGCCACAGGTGGTAAACCTTCATCCCGTCTTCCGAGATGTAGAGCATGCAGTTACCAGCCACGATCAACTGCAGCAATGCCTCGTGAAGCACCACCCGGTCGTTACTGGTTTCGATGCTGCGCAGCACTGACAGCTCGAGCTTGTTCAGCGCCAACTCCATGTTGGACTTCAGTTCAGCGATCTCGTCGTCAGAAGCGCCCTGCTCTTGCATGGCGACCTCCTGCTCCTCCATCGCCACCGGATCAACGGTGAAACGGAAGAACGCCTCAGTTGGAGGCAGCAACGCCATCAACAGCTTGCTGGCCAGGTTGGTCGTTCCACGGGCGCCAATCCCGTTCCACGGCAACACGTAGGTGTCCATGTTTTCCTGAACCGGCTCGTTCGAGCGCGGGATCAGATACGGGATCGTTAGCGCTGCTGAGCGCCTAGCTCTGCTCACCCAGTAATCCCTGGTGACGAGCATGTCGTCGTAGAACTTTTTGCAGCTCATGGTCAGCCAGTGATGTTGAGGCCGGTGCCCGGCGCGGAGCCGGTCCCACCGATTTGCAGTGAAGCGGTCGTGCGCTTCTTCTTCTTCTTCTCGTCACGCCGACTGGTCTGCGCACCGCGAGCAACAGGGTTAGGGCCTTGGCCAAGGATGCGCAGTGATGTCACCGCAGCATTAGCCGTTGCCCTGGCATTAGCAGTGCGCTGCCGATACTGGGCCTGCAATGCGTTCTGCCGTGCTGCTGCTGCGTTAGCCGCTTGCTGTGCTGCTGCGGCGGCAGCTGCTGCCTGATTGTTCTGCGCCTGCTGGACAACAGGGTTATTGGGCAACGCCCCTGCCATCCACGGCGGGATGTAAACCCCAGGCGCGATCTGTAGCCATCCAGAAGGTGCTGCCATGATCAGACTCCGATTTGAAGGCCAGCGCCAGGCCCGCTGGACAGGCCGGCCACATTGATCTTGAGCGTGTCGCGGCTCTTGTCCTTGACCGGCTCAATCTTCTTGGTGGTCTGCGCGCCCTCAGCTGGCTTGGATTGCTGAGTCGTGTTGTACGCGCCCTCAAACTGTTGAGCCAGATCAGCGGCCAACGCCTCCTGCTCTGCTTGCAGCTGGGACTGCAGCTCCTCAACGCGAGTGTTTGATGCGTTGATCTGTTCCTGCAGTTGCGCTGTCAGCTGATTCTGCTGATCACGCATCTGCTGCTGATACATGCCGAGCGAAGCCCCGTTGTTGGCGGGTGCCTGCTTCTCAATCTTTGGACCGCCGCCGCCGAAGCACATGATCAATACCCTCCTGTGGTGATGTTGAGGCCAGTCCCCTTGGTCTTTTTGGTGGCCTTGGGACGGCTAATGCGGAGCTTCGCTTTATTGGTCCGCTCCTGCTTCTCGTTGGTGCGTGGTGCCTTTGCCGTCTCCTCTGGTGGAGGCGTGCCGATCAAGTCGGCTAGGCGCTTGGCCTGCGCCGCTGTGTTCTCGGCTCGCTGCATCTGCACATCACGCAGCTCTGCTGCGACCGTTTGCTGATGGCTCAATGCCTGGTTCAGCGTGTTCTGTGTTTGCTGAATGCCCATGCTCATGGCGCTTTGCATCGCGCCGATCTGAGCATTAGCCATCGAGTCGTATGCACCTGTGTCGGGCATCTGGATCGTGCCCCCTCCGCCACCGCCGAAGCACATCAGATTCCGCCCTCCTCTTGCTCTTGTAACTTTTGAGCAAGCCAGCGGACAACATCGCACTGTCCGGCGCGGAACCAAACCTCCTTCTCAGACCAGTCAAGGTCAGCAGACCGCTCTGGGAATTGAGCTCCCAAAGCGGCTACCAACCTTTCATCAATCCGCGGAAGATACGACACCTAAAGCTTGCGACAGTCTCAGGTTACCGGTGGGTTCCACAAAACAGGAGTCTGTGCTTTTAGGTCGTATTCACCAGTGCGAAGTATTCGAGCGCAACGGGCTTGAGCAAGAGCAAAATCCTCATCAAGGCCGGACTTCAAATAGCACTCCAGCACCTTCTCCCACATCGACTGCTCGGTGTGGCACTCGGCTAGCGCCTTGCGTGCTGCGACCTCGCCGTACTTCGGACAACCCTTGTATCCATCGCTGGTGTCGCCGGTCAGAATCTGCTCGTACAGCTTCCGGTTGGCCTGGAACTCGCTCACCATCTCCACCGTGCCGTCAGGCAAAAGGTGTGCACCAGCGAGAGTGCGCATGTCCTTGTCACCGCTTACGACAACATCACCTTCCTGTAGATACAGGCCGATAATGTCGTCACCTTCGATGCCAGGGTGCCGCCACACATCACAGCCAAGTTGACGCCCCATGCTGTTCGCCTCGGCTAGAAACTTGGTGTAGTTGCCAGGTGGCCTGCGCTTTTTGCGGTTGGCCTTGTACTCAGGCAGCACTGTCTTGCGAAAGTTTGTGCCCTGGCCGCGGCAGAAAACAACGAGGTATTCAGGTCGCGGGAACTTGGTGAGCAACGCAATCACCTGTTGGCGCAGGTTGGCCATTGCCTCGCCGTGGCGGAACACGTCACACCAGTCGCCATCGCCCCAGTCCATGCACTCGACTGCTGCAGCGCAATGCCGGTAGGCATAGAACTCAAGATCAAAAAAGACGCGTTTCACAGGAGCACCTCACACTTTGCTTTTGGCCAACGGGCTTGGGCGTATTGCAACGCCTTGGTCTTGTTCTCAGCCATAAAGCTGAGGGTCATCGAGCGATAGCCATCAAGGCGAATCAACACCCGGAAGGGCTTGGTTCTGGCCTTGGCGTCTGCTCTGGTGATGCCTGGGCCCTCGTTGTAAGAGAACTCTTGGGCTGCCTGCGCAGCGTTTTCCTTGTAGCGGTCCTCCCGCCATGCAGCGTTACCCACTACTGGCCCTCCATCTCAAAGAGCTTGCGGCCGAAATACATGGCGCCATCCCAATAAATGGTTCCGTGCTGGTCGCCATCGCGGATGGCTTTATCCCTCAGGTCGTGGCAGTGGCGCATCAGGCGTATCACCGCCTCTCTTTCCACGCCGAGGAGTTTCTGATCTTGATCGAACATTGCGGTCGTCATAAACGGAGGTGAGTTTGTGGGTTGCTCCTGTACTCCAGGAGATAAGACAACTTGCATCTGAAGTAGAAACAATTGAGCCGGATTTCCAGCCAGAGCCCGTGTAGAACTGAACTTGCTGGCCGATTGCAAAACGTCGGAAGTTCATGGCCTCCAATGCCCTGCGTCTGAATAAGCCTCAAGATCCCTAAAAGTTGGGGTGAGAAACTGTGGGTTCTGTTCTAAGAACTTCTTACTGGGAAGCACTGGATCTCTCGCGTTCTTGTTGAACTGAACGATTGACCACTTCCCAGTCAGTAAGCCCCTTTCCAGAATCTTGATCAGCTCCTCTTCTGAGATGAGCCGTTCAAGAACCATCAGCCACCTCTTTCAAATAGTTCTGCCAAATCTGCTTAGTCAGCCCCTGGTAGGTAGGCTCTTGGGCAGGTGGTAGAGCAGTCGGTTTCTGTGGCGGTGCCGGCAACATGGCCAGTTGTTCTGGCTTTGGTGCTACCAGCTGTGGGAGTTCATCTTTGAACCCCCAATTCCTATTGGCCAGGCCGTTCTCACAGCGGTAAAGCGGTGACATCAATTCCTGCCAGGTCGGGTATCGCAGGAACTCACGATCTGCCGTGGACTGAAGCCACTTCTCAGCAGCCCAGAGGAACTGCTGATCACTCACTTCTGGGAACTCAGAGGTGAATGAGATGTACTTCAGCTGGCAAATCTGAGGGGACCAGCGATCTGCTTCTTTGATCCGCAGTTGTGCGGCGACCATCTCGGCAATAGCCAAGAAGGTTTCAGGGGTCAGCTGGGGTGCCATTGCTCAAGCGCCTTCTGCATTGCAGTGCTCTTGGGCTGGAGGCCGGGCCGGTATGGCTTGTGCTTGTCGAGGATGTCTTTGACGTATTCCTCTTGAAGCGTTTGCCATCCGTTCTCGATTCCGGCGCTGACCAGAACCACCTGCTTCCAACTTGGTAGAGCAGCCATCCGATACACGGACCCAAGAAACGCTCGTTCAGTCCACGTGGCTTTTGCCCCGTGCTTGCTTTTGCGTGACTCGTTCCACCATGTGCAGATGTCATGGCGAATCTCCGGCTCGAAAGTCTGCAGCTTTGGGTCCTCAGGGTTCGCTACGAAAGCGAGCTGTTTTTTCGGCTTTGGCTCAGGAGGGGCCTCCTCCTCTTCAGGGGTTGAGTCTTCGATCCACCCTTTCTTTCTGCCGGCATAGACGCCAATTCGCTCAATAGTTCTGAACGTCTTGCCGCACTTCCGACAGATCCGAACGCGGTGATCGCAGGACTCCCCTGGCTTGGTCTCGCTTACGCGTGACTCCGGGTGGTCACAGTGAGGGCAGTTCATGAAAAACTTTCATCAGGATCTTGGACTGGGCTGGGGGAGCCTTCTCCCACTCCGCCTCGACGCGGGCAATGATCGAAACGCGGTCATCCCGCCAGATCAATCCGTTGCCTGCATCCATCACTGCGCCGAGCAGATTGTCGAGATCAGATCTGGCTGGGCCGTAGAACTTGCACCACAACACGTTGACGACGGGTAGCGGTGGCTCGGTCCAGTGCTCAGCCATCTGAGCCCGCATCTCCTTGATCCACTTCTTGTAATCAGCCGGCATGTAGCTGGGTCCGCCACTGACGTGACGAGGCCGAGCCTTTGGCTTCAGGCCGATGTGGAACTCAAAGTCAGCGCAGGTGAGCGGCATGTCTCTAGAAGGGCATGTCGTCATCGGCAGCTGCCACTGCGGCTGAGACCTGGGACTGAAAGTCGCAAGCACCTGCACTGGCTGGCGGCGTGAGGCCGCAGGCTTCTGTCGTTGCTTCTGCCGCGACTTCATCGGCATCAAGCACAAAGCCACCCTCAACAACCCCAAAATCAGGTTCATCCTTCTCAAACGAAACGTGGTTAATGACTTGAACAGCGCGCAGCTCGAGAGTCATTCCACAGCCGCTTTTGCCTGACCAGGGATAGGAATGGAAGCGCACCTTGCCGGTGCTGCCATTGCCAATCAGCTTGGAAGCAGGCCACTTGTTGGTGCCGCTGGCATCAACGACCAGAGGCGGAGTATTGGGCTCGTTGTTGTAGGCAAATTCCTTGCGCTTGAAAGAGAAGGAGGTTTTGCCTGTTTCGTTGCCGTCAGCATCGGTGTGCTTTTTCCAGGGCAATCCGTATTGGGCCGGCTTCTTTTTGCCGTGATATTCCATGTATTCCTCTCGCAGGAGGGAAATCAGCATCTCGGCCGACTCCTCCTCGAGCAAAAGGTTGATTGACCAGGAGCGATCCTCGGTGGAGTCCTGGAAGCCGCGGGGCTCTCCAAGGACCTTGGCCCATTCGAGTCCGCCCTCGGGCGTGATCATGACGTTGTTGGCAGGCACGTGTGCACCAGTGATGAACAACGGGAACTTAGCCCCGCAGGTTCGCCCTGGCTAGCCCCCTAGGATTGTTCCATGAGTCTCAAGAAAAGACATAATCATTTCCGCCAATCTCGCCAGGGCAGACGTTGCCTTTATACGGCGGCTTTGGCAGCCGAACTCCCGCGTTATTACTGACTTCTTCGCGGATAACTTGCAGCCAGTTGGGCATGTGTAGATAACGCAGTTCCTGCAACAAGGCCTGGTGCAAAAACGTCGCGTCCGCAGGCCGAGTAGCAAAACAATCGTGGTTCGTCAGCACTGGCGCACCTACAGCTGCACATCTGATGACCATCATGTGGCAGAACGCTGCATCAATGGCATGCACGGTGTTAGCGGTGATCCCGCGATTGGTTGCTCTGGCTGACAGCTGGCCGCGGCAATGGCCCTCCTCAGCAAACTTCCAGGCCTTCACGCCGTGCAGATCGCTATTCACCTTCTGCTTGCTCTCCAGCTCAACGCCAAACGCCACAGGGAACCCTGAGGGGCTGTTGAACTCCACCCGCTTGTTCTTGCGCATGCAGAGCTTGCTGACCTCGCGCAGCCACTCCTCTAGCTGCAGGCATGGCGCCAGATCGTCTCTGATCACTTCAGTGAATTGCTTGGCCAGGTATTGCGCAGGCCGCGTATAGGCCTTCTCCCAGTCCGCCACGGCGACGTTGGGATTCTTCTCTTGCAGCCACAGCGTCAGTTGATCCACCAACCCGAAGTAACGGCTGCCGTAAACGCTGGTCATCACCGGCCCCTTAGCCAGACTCCGACCTAATTCCTGCCCCAGCCAGAACTCAGCGTGACCGCTGGCGGAGAAGTCGTAACTATGCAGATCCTTCTCAAGCTTTAGCTTCACCGAGTTCAAGACTTCGGTGTAAACGTCAGACCGGCGATAGCCGATCATGTTTGTCTGGCGGCACAGCTCGTGGTCTCGTATCAATGCCCCGATATGCCCGAGCCCCGAACACGTCTGGTCGTAACGGATCGGGACACCGCTAGGGCGCCGGTCATCCTCAAGGTGATCGGCAATCCCTTTAACAACCTGCAGAAACTGCCACGGGTCCGCCGCGTGTTTCCAGTGGTCAAGTTGGTCAAGCGGATTCGCCGCGATCTGACGGAATAGCTGCCGGCGTTCAGCAGCCCATGCCTTACGCATCCGCCACTCGCCCTTCAGGCCGTAATGCGTGGCCGCGGCGATCAGCATCTGGTCCAAGGCGCTGCCATTGACCGGTGCTTTATGCCGAAAGCCGATCAGCGCTTTCTGGTGGTCAGGTCCTTGATGACTACCGGTACGGCTGGACGCGTAGATGCGGCCACGAAAATCTGCATCGTGCTCAAGCCAGAACGGCAGGCCGCTGATTTCCTCCCCTTGGCGCAGCACCTCCTCGACCCTGGCCCGCTTGATGACCTGCTCGCGGCCTTCGTACGGGGCAGATGGCTCGCGACTGACTGGGAAAACAGGTAGATCGGCCTCCCATGCCTGACGCTGCTGTTGCAGCATCCATGAGTCCATCTCCAGAGCATTGCCCTCCTGGATGTTGACCACCTTGATCAGGCTCTTGGCTGACTCAGCAGTGATGTGATCGAAGTCCATCGGCCGCCGGCAGGAGACCAATGGCTTGCCATTCCGCTCAGTGCCTTGCCACGGCTCCAAGCGCACGAGCCTGGGCAATGCACGCGGTGCCAACGGCCGCGGCGGGCAGAGATCAATCAGCTCCTGCGAGCACTCAGTTGGAACAACTGTTGTGCCCTCAAATTTGATCAGGGTGGTGTTGGTGACGATCAGCTCCAGCAGGAGCAAACCCACCTCACGGCACTCGGGAACAGTCCAGGCTTGATGGCCAACACGCAATTCACGCAGGACGCGCTTCTTGATCACGGCTTTGCCGTACTTCTTGCGCAGCTGACGCAGCAGCGTTTCACCTTTGGCCTGGTGAATACGGATGGCTTTGAACTCGGCGTAGAGCGCCTTGCCAATCCGATGCGCCATCACCTTTTTGCTCAGGCGCCGGGTGATGTGGTCGATGATCGTGCCAAGGGTGATCAGCGCAATTGAGCGCGGGCCACGGTTGCAGAAGTGCAGAAGGAAGGGCCAGGCGCTGTAGTGCTTGCCTGCTGTGGCGGGGTCCTCAATCAGCTTTGTGAGCAGCGCATCGATCGAAACCGAGACCGTCTCTGCGTAGTTCTGAAAGAGCGCCGAGCCGTAACTCGTGCTGCCTTCTTTCGAGTGCGCCCGCAGCATCGAGTGCTGATTAATTGCGCGGTGATATGCCCTGTCTTCTTCGCGTTTCAGCCGGCGCTGATCGCTCACGCTGTCCTCAAACGCCGCTTCGGAGTGAGCCAAATTCACCCGAACTCCAGTGATTCAGCCCGAAGTGTGAGTCACAGGTGCAGATAGCGCCAGATCCCTGCGGGAGACTGTATTTAGATGTTGTTATGCACTAGCGCACACGCCTCTCACGCCTGCTCAAGGCGTGGGACATTTTGAAAAGCCAGTCGTGGCAAGGGATTTTTTGACATCTTCAGTAGTGCAGAGGGCACAAAAACACCCCCTTTTTGAACGTCTGCGCCGGTTAAGCGTGAGACAGATCTTCCTTTGTGGCAGAGGTTTGGAACTCACCCAGTAAACGCTGCAAGCGTTCAACCGTCACTAACGCTTCAGCAGCGACCTGGAATGGGTCAGCTCCTGATTCCGCGAGACGGCGGCGCAATTCCCTTACCTCCTGGTGGACCGTTGGCATGACTGCCTCCGGGTTTGCTTACACAAACCTTAACGCCCTAGACAACAGCCATACTTGAGATGTCTGCACCAGTGAGTAATGCCTGATCTGGCTACAGAGCTTGAACAGCTGCACGCATCAGTTGTCCGCACCGTCCGCGAACGCGTTGAGAACGGTGGCGAAGACGAGGATGGCAACTGGAAACCAGCCAGTAATGACGACCTGCGTATTGCGTTGCAACTGCTGAAGCAGAACGCAGTAACCGCCAATCTGTCGGAGCTGGATCAGACAGCACTCAAGAGCAAGATGGCCGGCAAGCTCAACTTCTCTGCGCTGAAAGACAAGGTGGTGCGGATGCCAGTTGCTACTGGACACCCTCCAGACGCTGCCTGACTCCGCCATAGCTGCGGCGGCTGAACTGCGGGCGTTGCCCCATCACCAAGGCATCGATCTGACTGCCAGTGGTGTCAAGGAACGCCTCCAACTCCCAATCGAAGATCTCGTCTTTGCGCTGCTTCGCCATGCGGTGCTGATCCTGTGCGGCTTGTTCGGTAAAGAACTGAACAGCCAAGGCCAGAGCATCGAGCCTATCGTCGGCCTGGAGGCTGCCACGTTCCACGGTGATGCGAGATGCCTGGAACATGAGTGATCGGATATGGCCTTTTTCTGGATCGCGCTCGGCTTCTCGATAGTCCTTACGGATCACCTCGTTCGAGACCACAAGACGGTGTTGCTGAATAACAGGTGCGAGCACATCGATAATCCGGCGCTCCTTCTGGATGTTGACTCTGATCTCTTCTATCCCTGCCGGGTACACACGGTTGAGGACAGGCTGCAGGATCTGGCTAAACATGCCATCACCGAAGTTGGCCTCGATAACGACCTGGGTTACTTCCCATCGTTTTGCCCGCAGAGCAAGCACCTTGAGGGTCTCTTCCGAGTAACCCTGCGTGGTGCCACCGGACTCGAGCAGAAAGTAATTGCCATTAAGCGCAGCAACCACAGCCCAGGCCATCTCGTCCTGGCCACGACCGGAGGGGTCAATCGCGAGGACGCATTGCCAGGCATCGTCCTTGCCGATCCACCCCTGTGTGAGCATTGGCCGGTGGTAGAACCGATCAGCTCCCATCCCGACACAGACCAGATCGGCGATGCGTTGATCCGGCCCTGACGCCCAGCTGATGATCTCCGGCAGTGCCTTGCCATCAAGGTCCGTGACGATCAGATCGCCAAGGCGGATTGGATAACGATCAAGGGTGGATAGCTGGCAGTTGAGCATGAACTGCAGCTGCACTGATGATCGCGTCATCGACGCTTCGCGTTTCAACAGCTCGTCATGGCCGAACCGCTCTGGGTCCGTTGGGTCACCAGCAATGCTGGGGTCTTCTTCAACCTCTGCCGCGATCCGCGGGTCCAGGTTGCCGTTATAGGGGTCGTACTCACCTTCGGGCTCTGGATAGCGAGCAGGCCAGAAGCGCATGGCGTAATTACGCTCGCGATTCATCCGCAGGTAGAGACTGGACTCGAGGTGCGGTGTGCCGAGGAAGATCGTCTGCTTCGGCAGTTCGCCCTCAACCTCAGGTTTCCGGATGGCTTCGAGCTCCGTAATCGCTGCGGCGAGACGCTCCTGCTTCAACGGAGTGATGGAATTACTGAGCGTTTCGATGTCATCAGCGATGGCACAGGAACAGCGCTTACCAGTCAGGGAGGGGGAGAGGATTCCAACCGCTCGGACGCTGGGTGACTGGTCAACGATGGCTGGTCCTACATCCCAACCTTGAACAGAAGAACGGCCGTCATCTGCGGGTTCCAGGCATTTAAGGATGTCGATGTCTTTAACAAGGCGAAGCATCCAGTTAGAGATCTCAACCGCTTTGTCTGCAGTGGCACCAACGAGGAGCACCTTTTCACGGAATGGGTCCATGCGCAGACGCCACAACGCGTAGAGACCCGTGAGGGTGCTTTTACCGCAACCGCGGTAGGCCGTAATGATCTGACGATCAGGGCCATTCTCCAGATAGTGGAGGATTCCTAGTTGTTGTTTTGTAGGTGTATCGGCCAGGTTCAACTCACGCAAGCAGTACGTGGTGAAGTGGCTTATGGGCTGTAATTCCTCAGGTAGAGGTTGCCACTCCGGCATTAGCTCAGGTTGGTGACTTTCAGTTTGGCGCCAGAACCGCCACCACCACCAACATCAGCATCATCAAAGCTCAGTTCTTCATTGAGCTTGTAACCAGTACCAGCAGTTGTGACGGTGGGTGTTCCGCTAACCGCATTGCTTGCAATTTTGATGGTGGCTTTAGCGCCGGAGCCAGAACCACCGGTCAGATCCACTTCGGTGTAATCACCATCGGTGTAACCGCTGCCGGCATCAGTAACTGAAACCTCTTTGACGCCACCGGTCAAACCGCTGGAGGGCACACCAGGAACGTAGATGTCCTCGTTATCGGTGTCTTTCATGGCCTGCTGAACCACAGCGGCGTCAATCACTGATGGCACAAGGCCACCAAGCTTGAGGCGGGTGAAGTTCGGCACGTAGACGTTGGCCATAACCGCTCGGGTGCACTACTGCAGACATCTTGGCAAAAAGAGAGACCCCCGGCACCTCTGCACTGGGGGCCTCTCGCCAGCCAACGGGCTCAGCGTACCTCAGTTGTTTGGACGGAAGTAGCACTCATCAAGTGCAACAACCCGCCAAGGGTGAGAGGCAGGAGGAGCGGAACCGCAAAGAGGACACCACAGATCAATTGGACCTGACGTTGACGAGCACGAACGAACCGTTGGTTAAACCGCTCGGTTTCACGGTCTCGTTCCAACCGCTCACCCATCGCAGCAAGTTGGTTGTCATTGAGCATGCAGAACTGCTCAGATCTCCAGACGGCTTCAAACTGATCAACCGTCATGCTTCGGATTGGGACCTGCATTGATCAGGCCTCCATGAAGCAGTGCTTGATGTAGTTGCGGCTCTTGGGGTTGGCCGGCTCTACAACCCAAGGGTTGATTGCGTAGAACCGATCAGTTTTGTCCTGGATCCAGCGGACGTAATGCTGTGATTTCAATCGAGACAGCGACGCTCGGATGTCTGCAGGGTTGGAGGACAAATCCTCCGCAAGCATGTCGGCGGTCGCTCTGATTCGACCTGTTGACCAGTCCACTCGCGCAAGCAGCGCTAGAAAGACCATGCCATCCCTCGGCTTCAGCTCTCTAGTGCCTGCCTTGTGTATCAGTCGGCTTAGGTCTTTGATGTAGAGCATGAGGAATGGGTTTTGAACCTCTGCTTTGCTTCTCATAGTAGGAGCCCAGTCAGGGCAAGGATGGCTGACTAGGAAAGCTTACACAGGTGCAAGGTTACGGTCAACCGATTTTCAATTCCTCCAACGCCTACCCGATCCAAACTTTTGATCTCTTCTCTAAGAGATCGCTACAACCCTGATCAGGTACTCAACCATGGCTCTCCGTTCTTGCCCTCCTAAGGCTTACCCCATCGGTCCGAACAAGCCGATCCCATCGCCCTCTGGTGGCGCAGCTGGCGGTAAAGGCCCTACCTGCTGAAACAGTGCTTACCCCTGTGATCATTTGCGCCCTTATTGCCGTCGCCTTGGTCTCAGTGCTCTTCACTTCTGCAAACAGCTGAAAATGCTGCGCACGATGTGATGGCTCACGTTTCATTCCGCGGGCAGCCAGCCCCCCGTGCCCCCTTCCCTTTTTCTCTGTGGCAGCAGGGGTGAGGGAGGGGGTCTTTCTTTGTTTTCAAGGGGGCCAGGGGGGGTATTGCTGAGCTCTTGGCTGAGATCGCTGTGCAGCACAAGGCCTCCCACGCTTGACACAGGCGTGAGGGAGGCTGAGGGCTGTCTGTATGCCTGCGAGGCGTTAGAGGCGTGCTGTAGGGGCTGCTAGGGGCCGCTGAGAGGTGATCTGCGTTGGCTGAGGGGTGGGTGTGGTACGCCACCCCCTTGCGTTATTGATGCACCCGTGCATATGATTTGCAGCAACAGGGGGAGGCATTGCCGCTCTCTGTGATCAACCAGCCAACTGATCAATGAACT